AGATGTATGCACGTCGAGATACATCATATGTGACACTTGCACACAGGCATCATGTATGATATAATACACACATAATGCATCTACATTATAATGCACACACCTCTGTGTCACTTGCAAGTGTGTGCAGCTTTATTAATTGGCACAAAGATCTATGATGGATCTGTGCCACTTGTTGTACTGTCATTATAGTCGGTTGTTCTCTAATTACAACCGATCTTGTGACAGTTTGTCAACTGGCACATAGGCATTAATATTTGTTTCAGTTTATGTCTAATAATAATTCATCGCAGGGGGAGTGGCGATCTTTGTTCAGTAGTGCTACCCCGCACCCATCTTTGCTTGTTACACATATTATAATTCATCTGCAGCATAAATCAACCCACCTTGTGCCACTTTATGAACTGGCACACTAGTGGTTGCACCCCTTGGAATTCGATGGCATCATAGAGGGGTAAACACAAAGCAGCATTTAAATGATTGCATCTGAACAATTTGGTAGGCACTTCTGGATCTCATACGATGGAGATTTCTGCAGTTGCCCCACTTTTATTGATGGCACACCTGATAGGGCAAATATGGATTACCTTGAGGATTGGCAAGGTGATGATCTCACAATCCTTGAGTTTAATGAAATCATTAAGATCTATCAACGCCTTCTTGCCGAAAAGGATAGAGGCGTAGGTGGATGGTTAGATAAGATCTGTGCCAATTTTTAAACTGGCACACATAACCCCCATTCGCAAGGGTGGGGGTTTATTATAGTCTTATAGCAAATCATTCTTAAAAGAAATGACAACTTCTACCACTCCAGAACTTCTCTACCAAGCACTCTATGAGCAACTCTACACTCTATGCGAAGATCAAGGGTGGGGTGATCCATTCTCCTATGCTCGCTCTCGTGAGATTCATATGGCAGGGATTTTGGGTCATCGGATTGCTGACGATTATTCAGGTGCAGATGCCTTTGATTCAGAGGGTGGATGCGAGTACAAGTCTACCATCTCAAAGAATATCAACGCTACCTACAACGGAATTTCCGTGCAGGATACGTGGGAGGAGCAGGAAAGATACCTTATTGAGGATAAAATCGGTAAGTACACAAACCACTACTACGCCCGTTATGAGGGAGGAAAGATTGCAGAGGTATGGAAACTCAACGCTGCCGATGTTCTCCGCATAGCATTACCAAAGGCGAAGAGGCAATATCCAAAGAAGAGAGCAGGTAACGCAAAGGATCCCCGTATTGGTATTACCATATCAAAGAGGGAAATTTACCAGTACGGTGTGCAGGTTCTTTAACTGGCACACTGGGGGTTCACAACTCCCCTTTCACCTCTTATACTAAGTTCATCCACAACAAAGGAATCATTAATGCAACTCCTCAAACTCGGCACTAATCAAACTCAAATCACACTTGCCGACGGACATCAAGTTTTCTTTTCCTACAACACGCCTGTCGCTGCTAGGACACCTGATTACGACTACTACAGAACAGAGCGTAAGTGGAGCGTAACAACATCACGCCACATCAACAAATGGTTAGACGGCGTTAATGCTACCACGATGCCACAGGACTTTTTTGATAACCTAACCAGTAACTAAACTGGTACAATATGAGTTGCAGGTGCTCTCTCATCTGCTATTATTCACTTGTTAGGAAAATTATTAATGGACGACCTTCTATTCGACACCGTATCTGACGAAGCAATCCAAATGCTTATGGAAGATGCACTCAACGGAAACATCTCCGAAGAGCAGAACAAATCCATAGATGATTTTCTTAATTCATCTAACGATTTTTAAAATGACTCAAGTCACCCTAAAGAACACTAAGGCACAAATCTTTGATGCGTTACAAAGTGTTAAAGATGTAAGGGAAGAGAGAAACGCCCTTGCTATCCTTAGTATAATACTATTCACCACCACTTGCCTTTTTTAAATGCAACCTTTAACAAATGAAATCTACGCCGCACTCAAAGAAGCAGAGCGTAGGCAAAAGGAAGAGGTTCTCACATATGCACCACGCAGACGAACCTCAATCTTAAACGATTATTAAAGTGTCACACACCCCCTACACAGGGGGTTCTTTTTTGCTATACTGTGTATATGAACAAAACAAATCAAATGAATCTCTCTAAAGAAGATCTTCAAGTAATCAACGAAGTGTTCTGCATCGCATACTCATTCGATCTCCCTGAGAAGTGGGATGCGGATTTTGAAGATGATCCTGAAATGAATGAAAATTTCAACTCTGAGCGTTTCTCTCAGGTGTGGGATCTCATCTCAAAGGGGGTGGGTTAAATGAGTTGCCTAAGAAATGAATCACTCTTAGAAACCATCTTTGAAGAGGTATGCGAAGAGTTTCCAAATAATACAGAGAGTGAGAACACCTCTATAGCATACCAAAGATTTGCGGAGGTCAGTTGGTAAAGTGGCACAAGGGGGATACCATTCCCCCTTTCCTATGACTATAATAAGTATATGAAAAATTTTAATCAAACCGCTTTCAATCCTTCTTTCCCATACACAGTAGTATGCCCTTCTGCTCCTTTTGAGAATACAATCAAAAAGACTTTAGATGAGTGTTGGGGTTTATGCCTTGGGTTATCCGAAGAGTATGGATACGCTGCCGTATATTACGGTGCTTGCCTAATGGGTGAGTACACTAATGGACAGTAGGTAAACTGACACACCAGCACCCTTCGGGGTGCTTTTTTCCATTATACTATTCACATACACACAAAGGGGCATTCAAATGTTTACTAATGAGCAAATCCTAAACCTATGCTATTTGGCATACGGTTGGGAGCGTGATGAAGAAACCGATGAGATGTTTTTAGATTCACCCGTGCTCTTCCCGTTCCCTTATGAGAATTGGTTATACGGGGGAGGCATCGTGCCTACCTATGAGCAGGTGTATTCGTGGGTTGATTCACGTAAGGAGATCACCAGAGCGAGGGCAGCAGCGTAATGGCAAAAGCAATCGGTTCGGTTCGTGCTTCTGATCTTAACATAAAAGGGAAACTCACCAGAGTTTCATCAGGCAGAGGCGGCACATTCACACCCGCCCGTGGGTTGGGTAAGTGTATGGTAGATGATTTGGAGGGGGTGATCGCTCGTGCGAAGGCACAGTATAAGAGGGATCGGAGGGCGATGATCAGGGGCGGTAGTGCCACCTGATCAGCAGGGGCATTCGTTCGTGATACAGCAGGGGTTCGCCGCCCCCGCCCCCCGTTTTAAAAAGCACTAACATCCCTAACCTACAAAGTGTTACGAAAGCGAGAGAAATCATAATACCAAACACATTTCCAAGAGAATTCAAATTTTTTTTCGCATATAAAAATGCCCTCACAGGATCGTATAAAGTGATACTTGCAAAACATTCTCAATTGATATATAATGTCAAAGACAGAATCGTTGGTATGCAAAAAAATTCCACAGAAGAAACCCACGCTATAGAAGTTGATACGGTCACAGGTGAATATTTTGTTAGAATACCTGAATGGATTATAAATGATCAAGGATGGTTTGAAGATACTGAGTTAAGATTCAAAACCGATAAAGACATTATTTTTATTGAGGAAGCGTAATGAGTAGCACCTATCACATATACTTAAGAGGAGAAGTTCTTTTCAAAGACTTAGATGATTATGAGTTTAAGATTATATGGGGTAGGTTATATCATTCATACTATAAGGATGAGATAGAGTATGAAGAAATTGAATATACAGACGATCAACAAAAAGATTTATTACAAGATGCCAGCTATTGAAAAAGTGAGTTCCACTACTACAGAATTATACAAAGAGATTCCTAATTTTTTAGATCAAGAATACTTTGATCATCTATATGCAATTATCAATCAAGGAAAGTCACAATTTTATTGGAACTTTCAAGAAGAGGTTGCATATAAAGGAGATGTATCATCTGATAGTAAGGATGCTTTTTACTTTATACATCCAGTTTTTAATGAACTTGGTCCACAGAGTGGTTTTCATAAAGAGTTACAACCATTATATGAAAAGTTAGGTGTCAGAGCAATTTTAAGAGCCAGAGTGATAATGTATGTAAATCAAGGTAGGTTTATGGTACACAGTCCTCATATAGATTATAATTATCCACATAGTGCTGCTTTGTTGTATATGAATACTTGTAATGGGTATACGTTAATGGCAGACGAGCACGTAAACATTCTAGCAAGTCAGAATGTTGTTGATTCTACAGCACATAAATCTCCAACAAGTTTAGAGTTTAAACGTGAAGATAATGATCAACTACCTTTTCAGGATCAGAATAAGTCGATGAGTGTTGCCAATAAGATGACAATTCACGATGGATCTCGTCCACACTGTAGTACAACAACGACTGATCAGAAAAAACGTATACTAATTGCAATTAATTATTTCTAATGACAAATACTGAACAACGGGGTGAGATTCTGCCCCTTTTCTCTGCTGCACCTGCGATGGGGTTTAGTTATGATGGTGATCTAGAACCGATGATAGAGTATATCAAGACTTTAGATTACCAAAAAGAAATGAGTGGTAATGCAAAGACTGTAGATCGTTATGTACATAAACTTGAGGGCCTTAAGCACCTCGAAAAGTTTTTCTTAGATTCTGTTCATGAATATGCAAGAGTCGTTTGTGATACGGATCATAAAGCAACGATACAGCAATCTTGGGTAAATGTAAATTGTCCTGGTGTTGAGCAACCATCACACTGGCATAGTAATAGTTGGTTAAGTGGCGTTTTTTACCTCGCATCAGATTCTCAGAGTGGTTCTCCAATTACGTTTCATAATTATATGAAGAATTTTGCGTATTACTTCTCGTCTCCCTCGGATAAGTTTGACGAAGAGAAGAATCGATATTATAAAGATGAGACAACAACTGAATCTGAATATAATCCCTATACTTCTGGTAGTTGTGATATCGCATCAATTCCTGGTTCTTTAATCATATTCTCAAGTTTACAACCTCATAGTGTTGCTATAAATGAGACAAAGAAAAATCGAATTAGTATATCGTTTAATACCTTTCCTCAAGTACCCTTTGGTGATAATACTCGTTTAAATCGTGTTGACCCATTTTATGAATCTACGGACTGAACCATTTCCTCATCTTGTTATTGATGATTTGTATAATGAATATGAATTATCAAAGATATGTACAGAACTGTCTTTCTTATCTGATAAGTTAAGAGGTCCTGAGGAGAGTGGTAGTGCGATGGATGAGAATAAGAATTATACAAAACAAAATAAAGGTATCTACGTAGATCAAGTAATTGAAGAGGTAGGTTTCTCAAATATAGATTACTTGAATAAAAAAGTATATTCTTATCTTAAAGATGTAGATAATTGGTATTATCGTAATCTAAGAGTGAATACATGGAATACTTTAATTTCTTATTATGATGATGGTGATCATTATAAGTCTCATTGGGATAGTACTATATTAACAATATTAACGTGGTTTTATGTAGAACCAAAAAGATTTACTGGTGGTGATTTATATTTTAATGATTATGATATTACAATTGAATGTAAGCATAATCGATGCGTGATTTTTCCTGGTCATATAGGACATTCCGTTCCAAATGTAGTATTAGATGAAGAGGGTTATGGTAGATGGTGTATGTCTCAATTTGGTATATTTGATGAAACCCGACCCTCTCTTTTTTGATTGACGTTATAAGTATATTGATGTATAATAATTAATGTAATTACATAACGTTATGGGCAAAGGATTTACAGTTAAAGCGAAATCTCCTGTTGTTAAAAAAGAACCTGAATGGGATTTTGATAAGGCAAAGGAGTTGATAAAAGGTAAAACAGTTGTATTCTGTTTACCAGGAAGAGGAGTATCATATGCATTTTTAAAGAGTTTTGTACAACTATGCTTCGATCTGGTACAAAATGGAGCAAGTATCCAAATCTCTCAGGACTATTCATCGATGGTCAACTTTGCACGTTGTAAGTGTTTAGGTGCAAATGTTCTACGTGGACCTGATCAGTTACCTTGGGACGGTCAGTTAAAGTATGATTATCAACTTTGGATCGATAGTGATATAGTATTCAATACTGAGAAGTTCTGGCAGTTAGTTTTGATGGATCAAGACATCGCTGCTGGTTGGTATTGTACAGAAGATGGTAAAACCACCTCGGTTGCACACTGGATGGAAGAGGATGATTTCCGTTCAAATGGTGGTGTAATGAATCACGAAACAATCGAAAGCATCTCGAAAAGAAAGAAACCATTTACAGTTGATTATACTGGTTTTGGTTGGACACTTATCAAGAATGGTGTATTTGAACACGATGAAATGAAGTATCCTTGGTTTGCTCCGAAGATGCAAGTATTTGAATCAGGAGAGGTTCAGGATATGTGTGGAGAAGACGTTTCATTCTGCTTAGATGCAAAAGAAGCAGGTTTTGAAATATGGTGTGATCCTCGTATCAGAGTTGGTCATGAAAAGCAAAGAGTTATATAGTATTTTTGAGGGTGATAAACTTCTTTACGAGGATCTCACCCAAGATGAATACTTTAGTGCTATGGAGGACCTTGCATACGAATTTTATGATAATGGTTCTCACAACCCAAACGATTTAAGAACTGAAATTAAGCAAATTTAATTATGGCAATCAAAAAAGGACTCAACGGAAACGTATTTGTTGAAGCAACACCTAAAAAATCTCGTCAAGGACAGGGTAAACATACAAAATATGCTGCTACTTCTCGTAACGGAGCAAAAAAGAGATCTAGAGGGCAAGGAAAATGAACGATGATGGACCTAAGGTATTAGGTGTTAAACATCATGATAATTTTATCACAGAAATAACTTTTGACCCAGAACGATTAGAACTGGGTCAACTTATTGACTATTTTGAATTTCTTAATCACTCTAAATTCCAGAATCCTAGAAATAATATAAGAACAAAAGATACTCAAATCTTTATAAATGAAATATGTGGTATGCCTCATCCTGCAATAGATGAGTATACTGCACAAAGTAGTTCTGCTGTATATCAAAAATGGAACTATCTTTCAAATATTGCATTCGGTATTTACTTTGATAAGTACGAAGTCCTTAAAATACGTAATTTAGAACATAAATTCTGCAAATTACAACGTACAAAACCCTCTGAAGGGTTTCATGATTGGCATTCTGATCAATTAGGTGGTCAACCCTATAGGCAAATAGTTAGTCTTTTGTACTTAAATGATGATTTTGAGGGTGGAGAGACTGAATTTTTGCATCAATCGGTGAGAATTAAACCACAAGTTGGAAAATATGTGTTATTTCCTGCTTTTTGGACACATTTGCATCGAGGAAATCCACCAATAGGTGGTACTAAGTATATAATAACTGGGTGGTTAGAAGAATACCCTATAGGAGGTTCCGCATAAAATGAGCACATTACTAACAAATCTTCCTTCATCTAAGGTTTATGTAAGAAAAGAATATTTACGAGATTTAAATGATGGATTTGGTGAGTTTGTAGAGGGTGTTTGGGTGTCTGCAAAGAGCATACCTGGTCGTGCTTTTTATTTTGAGACGTATTTACCAGAATATGGAGCACTTTTTGATAAATTACCCATATCAGCGTTCGTTTCATCACCAGAAACACCAAATCCAGACCTAGATTTACCAAATTTACAGTTTTGGAACTGTATGGACTATGGTATAACAAATATTTGTAAGTCATTTGTTGCTTCAATGGAGTGGGAAGTGCGAACAAGGCATTTTGGTACACTCAAAGGCGAGTATTTGTGTACTTTAGACAACTATCACGCTGATCCTGATGTAATTGATTGCTCAACTAGTGAAGATCCAGCAGAACATAAGTCATTTAACTTGATTGAACTTGAAAATGGGCAGTTTGCGTTGTATCCAAACAACCGTTGTAGAGTATATGACCTCTCACTTACACCTCAAGAACCAAAAATACCTGATCTTAAGGTATCTACGGAGTATTATCAGGTAGAAAATGGTGTAAAATGGGGTAGATTGGGTGATTGTGATGATTATTTTTGGACAACACCCGAAGAAAGAAAGAAATCTGAAGAATAGGTATAAATAAAGGGAGATAATACTAAATATACCATTTAGATGGCACAGGTACGTACCTCTCAGGCATTTAAAGATATAAGTCTTTCATTTTCGCCACATCCAGTGACGAAAGATTTGCCTGTCTTAAAGAATGAACGTGCAATAGTTAGATCTGTGCGTAATTTAGTTGAAACAATCCCTACAGAAAGGTTCTTTAATTCGGATCTTGGAACAGATATTAGAGCAAGTCTCTTTGAAAACTTCTATCCAACCATCAGAATGGTAATAGAGGATCAAATTGTAGAAACTATTGGGCAATATGAACCAAGAGTTAATGAATTAGAAGTTGAAGTAGAACCATACTTTGATCAAAACGCTTTTAATGTCACTATATTTTTTGATATTGTTGGATTAGATGTTCCAACACAATCATTTTCATTCCTTTTAGAACCAACGAGATAATATGCCTTTTACTCAATTTACAAGTTTAGATTTTGAACAAATAAAAGCACAGATAAAGGATTATCTTCGTGCTAATAGTAATTTTAGTGATTTTGACTTTGAAGGTTCTAACTTTTCAGTACTGATTGATACCTTAGCATATAACACTTACATCAATTCATTTAATGCGAATCTAATCGCAAACGAATCATTTTTAGATTCTGCACAAATAAGAGAAAATGTCGTTTCTCTTGCAAGAAATATTGGTTATGTACCCCGTTCAAGATCTGCTGCAACGGCATCAATTTACTTCGATGTACAAACTGATTCAACTGAACCTATACTGTACTTAAAACCAGGTTTAGTGTGTGTAGGATCTGCAAATAACACCACATATAGGTTCTCAATCACTCAACCACTACATGCTTCTATTAATAATGGTGTTGCATCGTTTGGAAGTGCCGATTCCCCTGTTGAAATTCATCAAGGAACCTCATTAAGTATTCAATTCTTAGCAGATACTTCAGTAGATGATCAAAGATTCTTACTACAGAATCCAAATATTGATATGTCGTCCATAAAAGTATTTGTTTCTGGTCCTGCAGATACAGGTGTTGGTAGAGAATATAAAATGATTGATAATATTCTCAATCTTGATAATAATTCTGAGGTCTTCTTTGTACAGGAAGTTCAAGATGAGAAATATGAATTATTATTTGGTGATGGATACTTTGGTAAAAAATTAGAAAATAATAGTATCATAACAGTAAGATATATTATTACTGATGGACCTGGAAGTAATGGTGCTTCTCAGTTTGCTTTCCAAGGTTCATTCGCTAATAAAGATCCAAATTCAGAAGTAAGCGTAAGCACTGTTATACCAACTGCTGGAATTACTATAAACACTGTTAATCCTGCGACAAACGGTTCTGAGGCAGAGAATGTTAGTTCTATTAAGTATTTTGCACCTAGACTATATTCTGCTCAATACAGGGCGGTTACACCAAGAGATTATGAGGCAATTATACAGTCAATTTACCCTAGAACAGAGTCTGTAGCTGTTATTGGTGGTGAAGAATTGGATCCACCT